TTTGATTTGTATTTTTCTCATAATAACAGTTATGATAGAACATCTAATCATGCGTTTTTAAATCAAGGTTACGAAAACGTTGACTATAATGGTTATTTTCTGTTTAGCAAACACAAGACAGTTACACAAAAAGAAATTGAACACAGGCATATTGTAAATGCAAAAGAATGGGATATTGTAGCAAGCGCATACGGCGACTATGATATATGTTTTGTTGATACCTACGACGAATATTTAAAAGCAATGGACGAAAGTATTACTGAACTCTTCTGGGCTGTAAGTCGTAATATTAATATTGATAACTATGATTTTGACTTAGCATTTGATCATCATAATACATACGACAGATTTCAAAATCATACATTTATTCACAATGCAAAAGGTCAACAAACACGCAACGGAGTATTTTTATTAAGTAAACATAAACCAATTACACAAAAGGAAATCGAACATAGACATTTAGTTGATGCTAAACATTGGGACATTGAAGCTAGTCAAGAATGCATTTATAATATGTTCCTTGTTGAAACTTATAACGATTACCTTGACGCAATGGAAAATAGCGATACTGAAATGTTTTGGGGATATAGTAATAATATTGATTTTTCGGATTTTGACGAAAGCGAATATTATTTTTCTCATGATAACTTTTATGATCGAAATATTAATCATACATTTGTACATTTGGTTGGCGACTTTGAATATCGTAATGGCATATTTTTGTTTAGTAAACACGCACCAGTTACACAAAAAGAAATTGAACATAGGCATTTAGTAAAAGCAAAGCATTGGGACGATGTTGCAAGTTTTCCTGTAAACTATCAAAAGTTTGTTATAAACAATTACAACGATTACTTAGCAGCTATGCAAAATTCAAAAACTGAAATGTTTTGGGCAATACCTAGCGATGTTGAAGTTGATATTAATTTTGAATTTGATTTATACTTTACACATGATAACACTTACGATAGAAATATTACACATATTTTTAAAAACGGAGAACATTGGGACGGCGTTGCACTATTTTCAACACATTCGCCTGTGACGGAACAAGAAATTAATCACCGTTGGTATGCCCATAGAAAAGAACATGATGTTATTATAAGTCAGCCAAAACCATTTCCAGTTTATAATATTGAAACTTATGATGATTATCTTAATGCATATGATACATCTCCTTCAGAGATGTTTTGGGCAACAACTCCAAATATTAAAATTAATGAAGACTTTGATTTAAGTTTATATTTTAGTAGACACAACAGCTATGATAGAACAATAAATCATACGTTTATACATAGAGTAGACGATAACGATTATCACAATGGATTATTCTTATGTACTAAACACGCTCCGTTAACTGAAAAGGAAATTGAACATAGATTAATTGCTCGCAGGAAAGAACACAATGTCGTTGCTAGTGGTCCTGTGCAATACGAAAAGTTTGTTATTAATACATACAAAGATTATGAAAAAGCAATAAAGAAATCTAAAACAGAAATGTTTTGGATGATTCCGCCAGAAGTAAATGTAAGTGATGATTTTAAATTTGATTTATATTTTACACATAATCAATGGTTTGAAAGAGAAACAAATCATGTGTTTTTAAATGGCGATGCTAGAGACGGGATAAGTCTAATCAGTAAAACTAGTCCAGTTACACAGCGTGAAATAGATATGCGTTTCTTGACCAACAAAAAAGAATACAATGTAGTTGCAAGCACACCTACACTTTATGATATTGTGTTTATTAGCAAAGACGAAGAACATGCAGATAATAATTATAAATTATTAACTGATAGATTTCCTCGTGCAAAACGTGTACATGGAGTAGAAGGTATTCATGCTGCACACATCGAAGCTGCAAAGTTGTGTAAAACTGATATGATTTGGATCGTTGACGCCGATGCCGAAATAGTAGAAAACTTTAACTTTGAGTACTATGTGCCAGCATATGATCCTGATAGCAGAAAAACTGTGCATGTATGGAAATCACAGAATCCAGTAAATGGATTGATATACGGATATGGTGCTGTAAAATTACTTCCAAGAGAACTTACATTAAACATGGATACTAGCAAACCAGATATGACAACTAGTATTAGTCCGTTGTTTAAAACAATTAATCGTATTAGTAATATTACCAAATTTAACACAGACGAGTTTAGTACATGGCGCAGTGCATTTAGAGAATGTGTAAAACTTGCCTCAAGAGCAATTGATGGACAACTAGATGAAGAAACAGAATTTAGATTAAATGCTTGGTGTACTAGAGGCAAAGATAAACAGTTTGGAGATGCGGGGATTAACGGTGCTAATCACGGCAAAAAATACGGAGAATCTAACAGAGGTAAGTTAGAAGCTCTTGTAAAAATTAACGACTTTAATTGGCTACGCAACGAATTTGATAAGTTCAAAAATAGTTTGTAGTGTTTGTTGGTTAGTTTTACTACGAAGTGTATTTGCTAATCCGTTATGAAGCGGCTTGGGCCATTTATTAAAAGTTGCCCAAGCATACCCGTCATGCTCGTCATTTAATTTTGGAATAAATTCTTCCTTAATTACACACAAATATGTATGAAAATTAAAAGTATCGTCGTTACTAACAAATGTTTCTAACGGAATAAGTTTTACAATATCAGGCAGAGATCCAATTTCTTCGGAAATTTCTCTTTGTAAGCCTTCCCACGGTGTTTCTTCTTTTTCGTTTTTACCACCTACTAATCCCCAAACATTTTTGTTCTTACTTTGTACCCTATGTAAGAATAAAAATCGATTAGTGTCTAATGTATAGAATAGCGCACCGCTACATATAATCTTGCTCATACATATAATTATGCGTCAAGCAGTATTAACCATGTACCATGTGAATATTCGCCTTCGTAGGCTTTGATCCAATCTGTGCCAGTCCAGGTATAAATTACACCTGTTGCTAAATTCTTCTGATTAATACCGTTTGTACTGTCAGTTGAATCAATTACAGTTTGCCAAGCAGAGCCGTCCCATTCAATAACATCGTTAGCATTTGCTACAAAATCAGTCCCATCGTTGTTTTTCCAAGCATCAGGTCCGTCGTAAGCATAGTTATACGGAGTATCGCCAACACTGCCGCCAACGTTTTCACTAGTATTGATTGGATCAAGTAAGAGTATTCTAAATCCAGCTACTTTGTCGTCTGTTGGATTATAATTTTGTGGTTCAACAATTTTGTCAAAACTTGTATAACTATTACTGTTACGAGCAGGACCTTCAACAATATCGCCTGTTGGCAATGTATCACTATCCCATGTTATTGTTAACTGTGTTTCGTCCATAGGATTTAATGTAATTTGTCCTACAATAAAACTTCCTAATTCAGTTCTTAAACGTATTTGACTTAATCCAGCAGTATATGTTCCTGGATATGATTCAAGAATGGTATTCCAATTGGTTGTTCCAACTTCTCGTTTGTCTACAAGTCTTGCTATGTTTCCTGTAATGTATACTCCGTAGTTTTGATAGGTAGCAGACACTGTGCCTCTTGAATTGATATTAGCTGTAATATCAGTTTTTGTTTCTGGATCACTATTTACAGTAGTAGTTTTAGTTAAAGGAACTGGTGTATCGGCATATGCACTAAGTTCTGGCACTGTATCGCCTAAGTCAACAGTTCCTCGTGTTTCGTCAAATATGTTAGCAACAACTTGTGTAATAACACCAAGTTTTTTAACTTTAGCCGGTGGTGATATAAAGATAGGTGTACTAAAACTTAATGTACCTACGTCAATTTCACTATCAACACCAATTGGTTGTGTTCTATTTGAAAAACTAATTTGCTCTAAGTAAACACTAGTTAAACTAGTCCAATCAATATAATTGTCGGTTGTTTGTATTTCAAGACTAGGATTAAACAACGATAATATTTGCTCCATTATCTGTAGTTTTTGATCTGTATTACTACTCCAAATATCAACATTAACACGTAGCATATATGGTGTTGGCATTATGCGTTCTACTGTATAATTTTTACCCTGTGTATTAAGGTATTCATTACCTGCTTCGTCATAAGCTCTTTCACGTATATTAACTTTTTCAACGTAAGTAGCATCTGCTAAACGCTCTCTGTCTAGTTCTAATCCAGTAATATATACTGCCATACGTGGTACACTTGGCATTTTATTTTCACTATTTTCTTTGATTATATTAGCAACTTGTCTTGTTAAATCACCATAGCTTACTGGTATACTTCGTAATCCGCCGCTACTATCTTGCCATTGAAATCCGCTACACAAACGTACTAGTTGTGTTATGTAACGTCTAATCTGTCCATCATAAAAATGTTGCATTAATTATCTGCCTTTGGTTTAAGTGCTTTAGATAAACTTTGTTTTTCTACAACGGTATCACCACCAATTGTTGAGGTAGTTGAATTGTTAACAAATCCTGTTTTAAGTGTTGTACGTGTATCAGTATTGCTTAGTGTCATTCTAACACCGTCTTCAACTTTGATCCATCGGCTGTTATCGTATCTAAATAATCTGTTTGGCATCATGTCTGTTCGTAAAAAATAATCGCCTGTTTGCGCAGCATTAGGAAATTGAATTCCACTTCCAAACGATTCTCCATTTGGAGCAATATTGTCACCTAACAAATATCCTTGGTATCCTTCTCTAGCAGGAGTTTGAGAAACTCTATCAGCTAGTATGTCAGCTTGTGATGCATCAAGCTCGCTAGTATCAGTAGTAACTAATTCAGGACGTCCTTGATTATCAACTTGTAGTGTGTAAAGGTTACTAGTATCGTATCCACTTTTTGCAGAATCTGCGTCAGCTTGTGCAACTACTGCATTGTTAATTTGCATTTCTGTTTCGAACGTACTTAGTACATCGCGTAGTGTATTATTAGCATCATCACCTGCAGGTAAATCTAATATTTCGCTGAACTCTTGTCCGTCGTATATTTGCTTTAATTTAACTCTATAAAGATGCGGATACCATGTTTGCGAAAATCCTTCAGCAGCACGGTTTACATCTTCAACTACATAATATCTTTTAAGTGCAACTGAATAATCGTTTAATGCATATTCATCAATTAGATGTGGAAATTCAACAACATCACCTGATAGTATTTTTCGACCTAGCGTTTTAACACTGCTATTAATATGTATTGTCATAAACAGTGTATCGTTTTGTAAAAATAGTCCAAATTGACTTAAATTAAAATCAGTATCTGATACGTTATATATTGCTCTCATGTTATACACATCAGGATCGTATTTACGATCTCTGTTTTCTAAGAACAACATATCTTGTATATTAGTTTCTTTTACTACATCGTATTGGGGTTCAGATGCAGTTGCGTTTGCATCACTAGGATTTTCAGGACCAATATATTTGTGAACATTTATATCTGTTCCGCCAATTGAAAATTGTTCATAGATAACTTTATCTAGGAATTCGTAATCTTTTGTTTTATTTGGTCTATATAAAGATAAACGTGGCATATGTATATTTATCCGTAGGATAAATACTAGTGGAGATTATCAATGGCTGATTTAGTAACACAAAAACAAGAAGTATTTGATTATGTAAATGCATTCCTCGGTGGCGGTATGGTAGACGTAGAACTTGACCCAATTCACTACGAAGCAGCACTTACAAAATCATTATCAAAATACAGACAACGAACCGAGCATAGTGTCGAAGAAAGCTATGTAACTCTTAAGTTAGTACAAGATCAAAACGAGTATGTACTTCCACAGGAAATTGAAGAAGTTCGTCAAATATACAGACGTAGTGTTGGATCACGAACAGGCGGCGGCGATGGCGGAAGTTTGTTTGAACCATTTAATCTTGCATATACAAATACATACTTACTAGCAGCTAGTGGAGTTGGCGGCTTAGCATCTTACGAACTATTCGCCCAACGTCAAGAATTAGTAGGCAGAATGTTTGGATCGTTTATTGAATTTACATGGAATTCTACTACAAAAGCATTAACTATTTTACAACGACCAAGAACAAGTGTTGAAGAAGTTTTAATGTTTTGTTATAACTTTAGACCCGATAGTCAATTGCTTGAAGATTATAGAGCAAAGCAATGGATTAAAGATTACACACTTGCAAGTTGTAAATATATGCTAGGCGAAGCAAGAGAAAAATTTGCTACTATTGCAGGCCCACAAGGCGGCACAAGTTTAAATGGTGCAAGTTTAAAAGCAGAAGCCCAAGCCGAAATGGAAAAGTTAGAAGCAGAAGCTGCATTAGCTATAGCAGGCGGTACTGGCTACGGTTTTGTTATTGGCTAATATGATTCATTAATTGTCTAGTGTTAAAAACTAAATCTTCTAATGTACCATTATTGTCAATAGTATAATCTGCCATCCATTGTTCTAAGCTCATTGAGTCTTTTGATTCTGTAGGCAAGTGATCTGTTCTATCTACCCAAATAGCATAATCAAAAACAGAAGTATTTTTCATAGCAAAAAATTCTCTTTTGTTTCTTAAACCACAATAGATATCGTATTCGGCAAACATTTCTCTGCCTAAAGAAGCGCCATCTGTTACATTGTAATCGCAAATAGCATCATACCATTCTTTACGATGATTATGTCTATCAGCATAACATTCTTCTTCGCTAGTATAATTGTACTTGTCTTTTAAATCATTATAGATAAAAAGTTTACTACAAAATTGACTACTACTCTCGAATGTGTAATTATATTGATCTCGTAGAATTTCGCACACAGTATCCTTACCGTGTCTTCCATGTCCAATTACTAATAGCTTTTTCTTCATAATATCATAATAACATATTTTGCAGTTTTGTCAACCATTAAACTCCTATATAACGGCTAAAAACCGGTGTTTTACAGGGGTATGGATAAATATTACTAGCAACAAAAATACCCATGAGGAGAATACAAAATGGCATTAACATCACCAGGTGTTCAGGTTAGCGTTATTGACGAGAGTTTTTACACTCCGGCAGAACCAGGCACAACACCTTTAATTTTCATTGCTACAAAGCAAAATAAAAAGAATCCAGGAGGCACTGGTATTGCACCAGGTACAACGAAAGCAAACGCAGGTAAAGTATACTTGATGAGTTCACAACGTGAATTATCAGAAACTTTTGGCGATGCATTGTTTTATTCAGATGCAAGTAATAACATGATTCACGCAGGTGAACAAAACGAATACGGATTACAAGCAGCATACAGTTATCTTGGCGTAGCTAATCGAGCATATGTTGTAAGAGCTGACGCAGACATTGGCGAATTAACAGGTAGTGCAACTGAAGTTGCAGGTAACCCAGCTGATGGTGCTTGGTGGTTTGACACAGATGATACAAAGTACGGCATTTTTGAATGGAATGGCGAAGCTGCTACTGTTACTAACGGTCAGAGCTTTGTAAACAAAGTTCCAGCAGTAATTACTGATACTTCAAAAGTTGTTGATTATGCTGGATCAGATTATACTCCAAAAACTAGTGTAGGTGCAGTAGGCGACTATGCTATTGTTGCTGTTTCAAATGTAAATCGTTTATGGTATAAGAATTCTTCAGGCGCATGGGTTGAAGTAGGTTCTAATGCTTGGATTGCAAGTTGGGCATTTGTTTCAGGTACAGCAGGTGCAACACCTAGTGGTACAGGCAACATTGTATTTACAATTGATGGAACAACAACAACAGTTACAACTACAGGCACAACATTAAACCAAGTAGTAAGCGACATCAACGGCGATGCAGGCGCACAAGCCGAAGGCATTACTGCTAGTGCAACAGGCAACAAACTAAATTTATTCTACAACGGTAGTGCAGGCGCACAAAGTGTTGTACTAAGTGAAACAAGTAGTGTGCTAACAGATTTTGGTATTACACCAGGAACATTTAGAGCACCAGAACATACTATTGCTCCACATACAAGTGTTCCAGAATGGAAAAGTAGAGATTCATCACCACGTCCAACAGGAAGTGTTTGGTTAAAGTCAACTAATCCAAACCTAGGCGCAGCATACAGTGTAAAGCAATATAGTGCATCATCAGATAGTTGGACAACAGTTTCAGCACCGTTACACGCAACTAACCACGCAGCAATTGCATCAATTGACACAACTGGCGGCGGAGCAAATATTGCAGCAGGCGCAGTATATGCAAGAACAAACGTAGCCGAAGATACTCGTCCACGTGGTTCAGTGCAACTTATGGTAAGACAGGCAACAGGCGCAACTAGTATTACAAGTGCTGCAATTACATCAAGTACATACACAGCAGCATCGCATGATTTTACAATTAGTGAATCAATTGTTGGTAGTGCTACAATGTCAGCACCAGTAACTATTACATTTACTGCAACTGCTGCAACTACAGATGCAGACGTAGTAGCTGGCGCAATTAACGGCGCTGGATTAACAAATGTAAGTGCTACAGTAAATAGTAAAAATCAACTAGTTATATCACATGCAACAGGCGGTGAGATTCGTTTAGTTGAAGGTACAAATACTCCACTAGATAATATCTTTACACCGTTTGTATCAACTAATCCATCTTCGACTGCAAATTTCTACTTTAGACCAGGTACTGACGTAAGTACAAGTCCAAAAGAGTTTATGGCATCAAACTGGAATGTACTAACATATACAGCAAAAGCAACTGCTCCAACAGCAACTCCAAACACTGGTGCGCTATGGTATAGTAGTGTTGTTGACGAAGTTGACATTATGATTCATAATGGTACAACATGGGTTGGCTATAATAACTTTGATCACCAAGGTGACGGACAAATTGGTGCAAATAGTGTACTAGACGAAAACGGTCCAATTGTTGCAGCAGTAGCTCCAACAAAACAGAGCGATAATGCAACAGTAGTTCAAAATGGAGACATTTGGATTAGTACAGCAGATTTAGAAAATTATCCACAAGTATACAAATACAATGGCGATACTTCTAAATGGGTACTACTAGACAGCACTGACCAAACAACAGAAGCAGGCATATTGTTTGCTGATGCTCGTTACAATACAAGTGGTGCAAATAGTGCAACAGCAGGAAACATTGCTGATATGGTAGTAAGTGACTACTTAGACCCAGATGCTCCAGATCCAGCATTATATCCAAAAGGTATGATTTTATGGAACACACGTAGAAGCGGCTTTAATGTTAAGCGTTACGAGCGTGATTGGATTGACACTACAGCACTTAATGGAAGACAAGGTGACGCTTCAATGAGCGGGTACTATGCTAATCGTTGGGTAACTGAGTCTGCAAACAATGTAGACGGTAGTGGTTCATTTGGACGTAAAGCACAGCGTAAAGTTATTATTCAAGCTCTACAAGCAGCAGTTAATAACAACGATGATATACGTGATGACGAATCAAGAGTGTTTAACTTAATTGCAGCACCTGGTTATCCAGAACTAATTGGAGAAATGAATACTCTAAACAATGACAGAGGCTTAACTGCATTTGTTGTTGGAGACTCACCATTTAGATTAGCGTCTAAAACAACTGATTTACAAAACTGGGCAAGCAATGCTAACCTAGCAGTTGAAGACAATGATAACGGTCTAGTAAGTAGAGACGAATACTTAGGCGTTTACTATCCAAGTGGATTTACAAGTGACAACGCAGGTAACAATGTTGTTGTTCCAAGTTCGCATATGGCACTACGCACTATTGCATTAAATGACCAAGTTGCTTATCCATGGTTTGCACCAGCAGGTACAAGACGTGGTAGTGTAACTAACGCAACAGCAAGTGGATTTGTTAATGCAGAAGGTGAATTCCAGAGTATTGCACTTAACGAAGGACAGCGTGATACGTTATATTCAAACAATGTAAACCCAATTACATTTATTAATGGCGCAGGACTTGTTGTATTTGGTCAAAAGACTAGAGCAGCAAATGCAAGCGCATTGGATAGAGTCAACGTAGCACGTTTAACTGTATACTTACGTAGTCAACTTAAGAAACTTGCAAAACCATATATCTTTGAACCAAATGATAAAATCACACGTGATGAAATCAAACAACAGGTTGAAAGTTTAATGGTAGAATTAATTGGACTTAGAGCAATCTTTGACTACTTAGTTGTGTGTGATGAAACTAACAACACACCAGCAAGAATTGATAGAAACGAACTGTATGTAGATATTGCTATTGAACCAGTAAAAGCAGTAGAATTTATTTACATTCCGCTACGTCTTAAAAATACAGGAGAAATTTCCGGGTTATAATATCATAAAGTAGGGGGTTAATAATAATCCCCTACAAATGATAAATACTTGTGAATAGGAGTAACAAATGGCAATCTCATCATTATCAAAATTAACAGTTCCGTTAGCAACAAGCGACAGCGCAAGCAGTCAAGGTTTGTTAATGCCAAAACTGCAATATCGTTTTCGTGTAACACTAGAAAACTTCGGTGTTTCGACTCCGACAACTGAACTTACGAAACAAGTTATGGACATTACCCGTCCAACAGTTTCTTTCGAAAACATGGAAATACCAATTTATAACAGTAAAGTTTATCTAGCAGGTAAGCATACATGGGCACCACTAACACTTAATTTACGTGAAGACGTTAACAATAACGTACAAAAATTAGTTGGTGAACAATTACAGAAGCAATTCGACTTCATGGAGCAAGCAAGTGCTAACTCCGGACAAGACTACAAGTTTGTAACACGTATTGAAATCTTAGACGGCGGCAACGGCGCAACAGGTGTAAATGTTTTAGAAACTTGGGAATGTTATGGTTGCTTTATAACAGAAGCAAACTACAACTCACTTGCATATGCAAACAATGAGCCAGTAAATATTACACTAAACATGCAATACGACAATGCTATCCAAACTCCAGAAAATACTGGTGTAGGAACAGCAGTTGGCAGAACACTAGGTACAAACGTAACTGGTGGTGGTTAATATTTAAAACACAGATTGCTATTAGAATAGAGGGAGTATATTTTATACTCCCTTTTATTTTATGCGCAGTTTATGAATAGGATAAATACAATATGGCTAATCCTTTTAATGGTTTCTTTGATAATTTGTTTAGCGGCGCACTTAGTCCGAAAGGCAACCTCGGCGACTACTCACATGCATCAAAGACTTTTGTAGATGGAAATTTTAGACTTGCTCCAAAATTTGACCATCTCTATCATGTTGTACTTAATATTAATCCAAGTATTGATTTGGTAAATTTTGGTGCATTTAACAATCTTATAAAACGTGAAATAAATTTATTATGTTCAGCAGTTGACTTACCGTCTTACAATGTTAATACTGCTACTGTAAATCAATACAACAGAAAAAAAGTTACACAAACTAGTGTAGATTATCAGCCTGCAAATATGACATGGATCGATGATAACGCAGGTATTAGTAATTTTTTATGGCAAAGTTATTTTAATTATTATTACAGCGATGCATCGCATGTATCAAGCAATGGTACATCACCAAATATTACTGATCCTGCTTACAAACGTGAAGGTAATAAAAATACAGGATACGGCTCAGGAGCAGTATTCAGCAATAGATTTGGATTAGACAGACCAGGCAAAACTGCAAATTTCTTCGAAAGTATACAAGTATTTCAATTGCATCCACAAGACGGTAAACCAACAAACACAAGTTTTACATATATTAATCCTTTGATTGATAACTGGGATCATAACAGTGTAGAGAGAGCTGCAACTAGCTTTAGCGAGAATAGAATGCGTTTTAGTTATGAATCAGTTATAATGGATCGTAACTTTACAAAAGTTGGCGTTACACCTAACACATTTGGCGAAGGGCGTTACGATACTGCTCCAAGTCCTAACAGTATAGCAGGCGGAGGCGCTAGTAGTTTCTTTGGAACAGGCGGCGTATTAGCAGGTACAACTGCTACTATACAAAACTTGCAATCAGGTAATGTGGCAGCTGCATTAATTACTGGTGCAAATACTTTTAAAAATGCACAGAATTTATCGTTTAGTAATTTAGCTACTGAAATAATTGGAGCAGGTGAAAATATTATAGTTGATGCAATTGGCAATAATCAATTCCCATCAAACGGAAATAGCAATGTAACTAACGCACAATCAAAGGAATTTTAAATGAGTGACTTTTCAACCACAAATGCAAATCTACAAGATTCGATAACACTATCAAAAGAAAAATTTCTCAATACAAAAAAGGAAAGTTTAAGTTTTCCAAGCAATCAAGTTGATGCAGTTGTTGGCTTTTTTGAAAACAGAGGCTTTGATACGCTTTCTGCAACTAGTGTAGCTAGTGTATTATTAACACAAGCAAAAGTTGATAATGCAAGTGTAATGGAACTACTTGATCAATTAAAGGGATATGACAAAGTTAAGTTAACAAGTTTAATAGTTGCTATCTTAAATGCTAATAGAAGTAATATAAGCAAGTTAGGCTTTAAGTCAAACGATACAGCAAATACTGATAACTTAGTAAGTAGAAATATCATGGTATAATGGCCAAGTATGCACAAGGCAAATATACGCTAAAAAATCCAGAAAAATATATGGCAAATAGACAACCTACATATCGTAGTAGTTGGGAATTTGCTTTTATGCGATTTTGCGATGAGCATCCTAGTGTAGAAAAATGGGCAAGCGAAGCTGTAAAAATACCCTACAGAAATCCATTTACAGGAAAACAAACAATATATGTGCCAGATTTTTTTATGGTGTATACTGATGCAAAAGGTAAAAAGCATGTAGAACTAATCGAAGTTAAGCCTTTTAGTCAAACAAGCATGAAAGAAGCAAAACGTAATAAGCGTGATCAAGCGCATGTTATATTAAATCAAGCTAAATGGGCAGCAGCATATGCGTACTGTAAACAACAAGGTATTACATTTAGAATTGTAACAGAAAATGATATTTTCCATACAGGTCGTAGAGGTTAACATTATTACATAAATAATACTAGCATATTACGGATAATAACATGACTAAAAAATTAGAAGATTTACTAAACTTGCCAGAAGCAAAAGAATTCATTCAAGAAGCCGAAGATAAAAAGTCCGAGGCTGTTGCAGCACAAGAAGCATCGTTTAGAGACATTGAAGACTTAGATAAAATTGCAGCAGCATTGCCAAGTGTAAAAGGACTAGGCGATGCAGCAGATGCAGAACTAAATGAAGTAGCAGACAAAGCAATGCAAGCATACGACGATTTAATGGATTTAGGTATGAATGTCGAAAGTCGTTACAGCGGCAGAGTTTTTGAAGTTGCAGGTACAATGTTAAAAACTAACCTTGACGCAAAAGTTGCAAAGATGGACAAAAAATTAAAGATGATTGAATTGCAGTTAAAGAAGCAAAAAGCAGATGCTGATACATTTTCATCTCCGGCAGGAATGTCAGAAGGAGACGGATATGTTGTTACTGATCGTAATAGCCTTTTAGAGAAGTTAAAAGGTATGAAAGACGATAAATAACATATAGCCAGGAAAACAACGATGAACACATTTAAAAATATTTTACTAGAAACACACAAAGTATATCCTTTCAAGATCGGTATTGCAGGCGATCTTCCAGACGGTTGTGAAGAAAGTGTAAAATCTTGCTTACAAAAGTATGCTGTAAAAAGCATGTCAGCAGGTAAAAAAACACCAATTCAAAAACGTCCGTTGGATTTTCCACAATTAGAAAATATTGATGTTCATTATTACGAAGTAGAACTACAGTATCCAACAACAGGTGATACATTACAAGAGTATATCGGACAGTGTTGTAATATTGATGCAAGTCATATTATTGTTAGAAGTCCGTTAGAGCAACAAGAGCTATACCAAGAAGAAAAGGACGAAGGTCCTTATGAAGCAAAACTTACACAAGAAGATATGGGCGGAGAATCAGCACAAGAGGATGCTGGAGAAAGCCGTGTAATGAATTTACTAAAAGAATTAGAAACAGCACGTAAAGAAAGAGACGATGCAGATAGTGGCTACAAAATGGAACAGCCTCTAGAAGAGCCTACTAATAACAAAAGCGCAATAGGGAGTTAAACAATGAGTAGCATGGCAGATATATTAAGAGCAATGGATGCAGCTGACAAACCAGTTGCAGAATGTCCACCTGAAATGGGACAATCAGATCAAGGCGGATCGATTAATATTCAAATGAACGATGCAGGCCAAATGGCACAACTACTTCAAGCATTACAGTCAGTACAACAAGGCGGACAAGCCGAAGCAGA